TTCATCAACGACATAGCTCTGTCATCATAGTTTTTATTACTTATTAGCACTGCTTTGACTTGAGCAAACATCTTGTGCTTGTTAGCCATTAGATATTGATAAGTCTTTAGCTTGTTGCCCCAAAGAAACTTAGAATCTATTTTGTTATTCCTAACATCAGCCATTTGGTTGCCGACACTTAACCAGTTTTGCTGAATAGATAACACCACCATGAGTACAGTATCTGCCATGTTATCAGCATTACGTTGAGAATATTCTTGAACCGATTTACAGTGAACATTGAACATTGCCGTCTCCTTTTGTGAAGAATAAATAATTAGTAAGTTCGTAAGAAACTTACTTACTAATTATTTATCTTCATTTTAATTTAATAACTTGCTTTGTAGTTAAAGCTATCTACTGCTTCTTCAAAGGTTAAATCGTAATGTCCCCAGAATACAGAAACTCCATCAATAAAGCTAACATTGTGTACGATATACATTCTACTATCTTCCAGAGCCTTTCTAGGATTGTTTAGTACAGACATAACTACCTCAGATTTATCACAATATCTAACTATCTTAGCATCTAAAGCTATATCCATGTGATTTGAAATTTGCATAAGTCTATTCATTAGTTTATCTCCATGCTTAAATCTACTTGGTAATCTGAATCTATAGTATCTTTTTCTGAGATTTCATCGTCATGTAACATATCCCATACTATATCTTCAGCTTCCATATTACTATCAGCTTCAACTTCTATTGAGCCATGATGGGCTATTGAATAATATACTTTATACTTTTTCATAGTTCTATACTCCTAAAAGTGAATCAATATATCTATACGAAACCACTATCACAAATCCATAAACGAATCCCTGAATAAAACTATACGTCATATTCTATTTCCTCCATCTCATCTACATTTAGTGGTTGGTTATGACCAACACTAATATATCTATATCCGTCTTGGGTTAAAGAATCTACAAGCTCTATAGCTTCTATCTGAGTCTCACAAACTACGGCATTGCCGTCAAACATAACAAAGAACATAGAATTATACCTCAATTAAAATAGAAATTAAAGGGCAATCCTTTGCCCCTGATAGATTTATTTAGCAGATAGAATCTCAAGGATTTTATCCATCTTAGATTCTAAAGAATCAATTCGCTGAGTGTTAGTCAATTTCGCCTTCCCCTTCGGGGTAGCTTTCTTCTGAGTCTTAGAAGTCTTTACAGGCTTCTTAGCCTTTGGCTTAGAAACCATGTGAAGGAACTGAGGAGGAACACAATCCCATTCAAAGAACTCAGTGGCTTCGCCATGAGTCATATAGCTATCAGAATCCTTGTAGGATTTATTGATGACTGCGTTGAACACTTTGGTCAATCCATATCTCTCCGAAGGAGACTTGGAGTGGATATTAGCGAAGTGACAGGCTACAGCATAAACTTGACGATTCGATGCAATTTGATTTGAGTCGATTTGATTGAAAGTTGAAGTTGCCATTTTAGTATTCCTTATATTTAAAAGTTAAAAAGTTCATTCTGAACTTCTTTTTAACTTTTAAATATAAGGAATACTTTATTAGTAGTTATATAACCTTTTATAGGTTATATAACTACTAAAAATTCCTTTAAAATCTTTAAAGAAGATTTCCGTGTGCACGATAGAACTAGAAGACTTTTAAAGTCTTTGGGGAGGGAAGTTAGTCGAAGACTAAAAAGATTGTAAGTCGTTGAAGACTGTGGAGTTTTTGGAATAAACCTAAAGGTTTTGAAGTGTTTTAAACTTCTTCTAGTTTTGTAAACTAGAAAAACTTGGAAGACTTGTAAGTCTTCTACACGCACCCGATAGATTCTAAAGAATCTTGGGAGTCTTCAAAGTCTTATTAGACTTTGAAGTTCTAACCACCCCTCTAAAGCTATAGAGCTTTAGGGGGTGGGCAAGCTGCCATGGGGGGTACTACGGATATATATACATTCTTATACATTTTTAGAAGGAAATGGATGTAAACCAGATAGTGCCGCAGCTTTTAAGTGCTTTAAAGGGACGAGAAAGCGGGTACGTAGATTAGCACATGTACACATGCTCTATAATCTATATATATAACCCGGGGGGCTATAAGTATATTATACCCGTAGATACGCCACTTGTCAAGTTTTTTTTACTTATATGCAAAAAAGTTATAAAAAAACTTGACAAGTGTTGAAATTACGGGTATAATATAACTATATAGTATATATAATACTCGCACAGATTCATGCGTGAACAAGAATCGTATACACCCCACAGGAGTATCACGATGACTAAAGAATTAGTATGCATCTATCGAGGCGTAAAATACATCAAAGTAGTAAAAGTATAAAGGACTTATACAAATGTCAAGCAAACAACTCACCACAAAGCAGGAAGCTTTCTTAGACCACTTAGTTACCTGTGGTGGAGACGTTAAAGAAGCAGCATCACTTGCCGGTTACGCAGATAACTCGTACCCAATGGTAGTGAAGAGCCTCAAGACAGAAATACTTGACATAGCTACGCAAATAATGGCTCAGAGTGCCCCTAAAGCAGCCTCTAAGCTTGTTCAGATAATGGACAGTAATGAGCCTATACCACAAGCTAACATGCGTATACAAGCAGCACAACAGATTCTAGACCGTGTAGGTTTAGGTAAAACTGAAAGACTGGATGTAAATGTTAATACGGGAGGTGGTCTATTTGTAATACCCGCTAAAAAGGAAGTGGTAATAGACGGAGACTACGAGGAGTACGAGGACGATGACGAATACTACTATGATGAGGAGGACGAGTAGCACTATACCGTTTGGTTATAAGCTCAGTGAATCTAATAACGAAATGTTAGAACCAATAGAATCTGAACTTGAAATACTAAACAAAGTACTACCCCTCATTAAAGATAAGACGCTGAGTTTAAGAGAAGGAAGTTTATGGTTGACCCACGAAACAGGTAGAGCAATCTCCCACATGGGTCTTAAAAAAATTGCAGAAAAGAGGAATATAAAATGAAATTATTAGTAGCAATCTCAGCTTTATGCTTAGTAGGCTGTGGTACATTCAACGCAACCGTTGACGGTGCACAAGGCGTAGTAAACGAAACTGTAGGTGCAGTAGGTGAAGGTATTGCCGGAATCACCCAAGCTATCGGCAAGGATGTTTCTGAAACAGTTACCTTTACAACTGAAGGTACAGCTTCTACTGTTCGTAAGGTTACAACTCTAAAAGATGGCGAATGATTGGGAAGTAAACCCCGATAAGTACGCTACAGACGAGAACGGGGAGTTCATACTAAAAAGGGATGGTACTCCCCGCAAGAAAAGCGGAAGAGCTAAAGGTTCAAAGAGCAGAGGTTATAACTTCCACTCTAAAACCAAAGCTAAAATGGCTGCAAAAAGAAACGTAAAGCAAAAAGAAAAGAAACTAAAAGCAGCCCAGAACAAAATTGATAATTACAAGAAGTCTATTAAATCAACTAAAAAGACTCTCAAGCAGCTCGAAAATGAGAATAGCGCAAAGCTAATCGAAGAAACCGAGTTAGATAACATCCCTGATTCTCTAAAGCAAGAAGCTACAGAGGATGTTATTTTCCAAGCTAACGAAGGCCCGCAAGAGGACTTCCTCGCTTCAGGCGAGACTGATGTACTGTATGGTGGTGCAGCAGGGGGTGGTAAGTCATACGCTATGCTTATTGACCCCCTACGCTTTGCACACCGAGCAGCCCATAGAGGTCTAATCATTAGACGTTCTATGCCAGAACTAAGAGAACTAATCGACAAGAGTCGAGAGTTGTACCCCAAGGCATTTCCGGGGGCTAAGTACAAAGAAGTAGAAAAGCTCTGGATATTCCCAAGCGGAGCTAAAATAGAATTTGGATTCTTGGAGCGTGATGCAGATGTTTACCGCTACCAAGGACAAGCATACAGTTGGATAGGGTTTGATGAGATTACACATCTACCCACTGAGTTTAGTTGGAACTACCTCGCCTCACGGCTGCGTACCACAGACCCAGAGATAGAAACCTATATGCGTTGTACAGCAAACCCCGGTGGC